TAATACAAGGACATAGCTAATGGCTAAGATGACACTACTTGAAATGACTCAAGACATCTTATCTGATATGGATTCAGATGAAGTCAATAGCATTAATGATTCTGTAGAGTCTTTACAAGTAGCTCAAATAATTAAAACTACTTATTTTAATATTGTAGATGGTAAACATTATCCTCATTTTGATGAACTTTTTCAGTTAGATAGTGCTAGTGATACTAGACCTACTCATATGAAAATACCAGATACAATTGAAAATATTAATTGGATTAAATATAATACAAAGAAAACAGCTGCAGCTAAAGATTTATATACAGAAATGGAATATCTTACTCCTGAAGACTTTGTTAATAAAATTGATGTAAGAGATAGTACGAATTCTAAAATAACAGTTGTGTCTTCTATTAATGGTATTAAATTAAATATTTATAATGATAGAGCACCAGAATGTTATACATCATTTGATGAAGAATATGTAGTATTTGATGCTTATAATAATACTATAGATACACATTTACAAAAAACTAAAACACAAGCTCATGGTAGACGTGCTGTTACATTTACATTAAGTGATAATTTTATTGCTGATTTTCCTGTACAAATGTTTAGTTATTTTTTAAATGAAGCTAAGTCAGCTGCATTTATTACTCTTAAACAAATGGCTAATCCTAAAGCAGAAGCTCATTCTATTACACAACGTAGACGTATGAGTCAAGATGCCTGGAAATTAGCTAAAGGTATTGAATATCCTAATTATGGTAGAAAACAAGGTAGGAGTAAAACTAAATGGTAATGCTAACTAGTAATACAAAAGCTTTTATAAATAAAGAACAATATGGTAAAAAGAAAAAATCTAAAGTAAAAAGGAAAACAAATGGCAAAGTTTACAGTAAAAACAAAAACAATTAAAGTAGGTCCAAGTTTTGATTACTCATCACCTGTACCTAGTCATTTAAATAGAATTCGTAAACAACCTAAAAATCCTAATGCAGTTCCAGGTAAACGTGGACAAACATATAATGGACCTCAATTTACATCTAGACAGGCTGATGCTCCTATAAAAGCTTCTAGGTCTATGTATAAAGTAGGGCATACAGAAGATTTAAAAGCATTAACTAAATCTAATATTAAATCAGTAGTAAATACACAATCATCATTTACTCCTAAAGTAAATTATGATATAAGTGCAAGTGATAAAAAAGCAATATCTAAATACCAACCTGCACCTACAACAGGTTCTCCTAGAGGACATTATGCCACTCGTATGGCACAAGGCTTGTTAAACAGACCTACGTCTGATGCAGCAAGAAAAAAACTTTACAAAAAATAAGGACCACTTATGAAAGTAATTAGAAGTTATAAAGGCAAAGGTGAGAAAGAACTTCAAGCCTTTATTCAACCAGGTACATCACATTATAAATTACAATATGATGGTGGAGGTGAATTACCTGCTGAACTATCTGGATTTTATACATCATTAAGTTTAGTTGACAATGCAGTACTAACTTATTTAGGACAACATAAAGAATTAAATGAAGCTGATAAAGCTAAAGAAAAATATTTAAAAAAACAAGCAAAACTAAATGGCACAGAAGAGTGAAAAGGCATACCGTTCCTTTATTAAAGGATTAGTTACCGAAGCCAATGAGTTAACCTTTCCAGAGAATGCTTCTATAGATGAACAAAACTTTGTACTTAAACGAGATGGTTCACGTGCTAGAAGACTAGGAATAGATTATGAAGAGTTGTTTAATAAAACAGCTACAGGGTTAACTGTTACAGACATTAAAGAAGGTAGACAATCATTTCATATTTGGAATAATCCTGGAGGAGATACAACTGTATCTCTCGGTATTGTACGTATTAAGAATAGACTTTGGTTTCTTAATATGCTTAGTACTACACCATCTGCTAATAAAAAAAATAGTGGTAATTATATAACTATTGCTGGATTATCTAATGCAGAAATAGATGTATCTGTTATTAATAATAAATGTGTTATTGTTTCTGATGACTTAACAGACCCTGTTTTATTAACTTATAATCCTAGTACAGATGTAGTTAGTCAAACTACTATTGATGTTAAAGTACGTGATATTTGGGGTGTAGATGATGGATTAGATGTAAATGAAAGACCTGCTTCATTATCTAATGCTCATAAATATAATTTACGTAATCAAGGTTGGGCTCCTTCTATTGTTACAGTATCTGGTGCTGATGCAATTGATTATACTAAAACTATTATAGGTAGTTATCCTAGTAATGCAGACCAATGGTCTTTAGGTAAAGTATCTAATCCTAGTTCTGCTGATTATGAAAAATATGACCCTAATACATTAGTAAAAAACTCTAACTCTAACTATCAAATAGCTAAGGGTTCTTATATTATTGATTTATTTAATAGAGGTTCTTCTAGACAAACTGAATCAGGTGTTACAGGTTTACCAACAGATACTGAAACAGGTCAAATTACTACTGTAGCATCTTATGCACAACGAATATTTTATTCTGGTATAGGTTCATCTGTTACAGGAGCAGATAATAGAAGTCCTAATTATTCAGGATATATTTTCTTTTCAAAAGTTATTCAAAATGATGAAGACTTTGGTAAATGTTATCAAGAAGCTGACCCTACAGACCCAGGTATTAATGATTTAGTTGCTTCTGATGGTGGTTCAGCACAAATACCAGATGCTACTAGAATTGTTAAAATTGCTGCATCTAGGTCATCACTAGTCATTTTTGCAGAAAATGGCGTGTGGGAGCTTTATGGAGATACTGGAGGGTTCTTTGCAACTTCTTTTCAAGTAAGTAAAGTATCAACTAATGGTGTATTAAATGCAAACTCTATTGTAGATGTTAATGGTACATTTTTATATTGGTCTAAAGCTGGTATTTATATTCTTACTCCTGACAATGTATCAGGTCGTTTTGCTGCAGAATCTTTATCACTTACATCAATACAGACTTTATTTTTAGATATACCAGCTACAGGTAAAAATAATTGTAAAGGTTTTTATGATGAAAAAGAAAACCAAGTAAGATGGTTATATAATGATAGTGCATCTTATAGTGCTACTAATTATATTAATAGTTATAATAAAGAATTAGTATATGATTTAACTTTACAATCTTGGTATAAAAATACTATTACAAGTCAATTAAATGACCCATTTGTAGCTGATTATGTAGAAATACCTACATATGCTATTCAAGGTACAGAAGAAGGTGTATATAATGCAACAGATGAAGTTATAGTTACATCAGGAGATTCTGTAGTTGTAACAACAGATATAGGTATTAATAGAGATTCTCAGTTTAGTTTTTTAACTATTTCTAATACAAGCTTTACATTATCTAAATATAAAAATACTCAATTTCTTGATTGGTTAGCACATGATAATATTGGTATAAATTATTCTAGTTATCTTGTTACGGGTTATGAATTGTTTGGTGATATAATGAGAAGTAAACAAATACCTTATGTATTCTTTTACTTTAAACGTACAGAAAATGGTTATACATTAACACCTAGTAGCACATTAGAATTAAATAATCAATCTTCTTGTAAAGTACAAGCACAATGGGGATGGACAGATTCAGCTAATAGTGGTAAATGGGGAAATGAATTTCAAGCATATAGACTGCTTAGAAACTATATACCTTCAGGAGCATCTGACCCATTTGATTATGGTGAAGGTGTAATTGTAACTAAGAATAAACTTAGAGGTTCTGGTAAATGTTTATCTTTAAAAATATCATCAGAAACTGGTAAAGATATGCAAATACTAGGATGGGGTCATCCTGTAGTAATGAATACAGAAGTATAATGGTAATAATATGGGAAGAAAAAGATAATGCTTTTATTGGAGTTTCTTATAGTAAAGAAATGAAAGCTTGGCAAATGCATGTAGATTGTAAAGATTGGTCACATAATAATTTTAAAAGATATTTAAAAGCAATAAAAGAAGTTAAACAAAAACTTAAAGCAGAAGGTATTGATTATGTATTTGGGCTTGCTGAAGGTGAAAAAGAACGTAGATTTAATGAATTATTTGGAGCTAAAACAATTCCTAATCGTGTTGCAATAGATGAAGAAGGTATTAAAAACTATATAACAATTTTGGAGACTTAGTATGGACATTAGTAATTTAACACAACAACAAAAGGTAGAGACTTTAAAAGCTCTTTATCATGATGTTGCTGGTATGGGTAGAGAAGGCGATACAATGCTTGCTCATATTAATCCAGAAGAGGCTGCAATACTTAAAGCTTTAGGTGGAGCTGGTACTATTAATCCAGTAACAGGACTTCCTGAATATAAAAAAGCAGTTAAAAAAATAGTTAAAGTAGCAGCACCTATTGCTATAGCTGCTGTAGGAGCCTATGCATTAGCAGGAGCTGCTCCTGCTTTTGGTTCAACAGCTTTTTGGAAAGGAGCTTCTAGTTTAGGTTTATCAGAACTTGTATCAATTGGAGGTGCTGGTTTAGGTTTAGCAGGTAATATTCAACAAGCTAAATATGCTAAAAAATCAGCACAAGCTGTATCAGAACAAACAGCATCTTATAATAAAGCAGAAGATGCTAGAAATAGATATAATGCATTATTACAAGAAAGACAACGACTAAGTGTTATTAGACAAGCTCGATTAGAACAAGGTAATATTTTAGCACAAACAGGAGGAAGTGGTTTAGGCTCTTCTGGTACATCTTCATTTACTGGTTCAGTAGGTTCTATTGGTTCACAGACATCAGCTAATCTAGGTGCTATTAATGTTGCACAATCTACAGGAGAAGCTATAAGTGGATTTAATCAAGCTGCTGCTGCAGCTGGTACTAGAGCTGCAAACTATTCAGGACAATCACAAGGTTGGTCACAAGTAGCTAGTTTAGGTGGTAGTATTTTTGATAGTTCTGATAAAATTAGTAATATTGTTGGTAAAATAACTGGTTAATTATGGATAATATGTCTGTTATTAATAATGGAGCACCATATCCATTATATATGTCTCCGTCTTTAAAAAGACTTCGTCAAACTAAAGACGATGCTTTTTATACAGCTGCTACTGAATCAGATACTAATGGCTATGACCCTATTGAATTTTATTATAAAATAGCAGATGAATTAGAAAACAAAGGTTTTTCTAATTTAATTACAGCAGCTAAACAAAAATGGAAAACAGAACAAGAAGATACTAAAAAACAAACTATTAATGCATTAATTAATGATAGTAGTTTAGATAAAGATACTAAACGTCAAGCTTTACAAAATTATATTTATAATAATATAGTTTCTGACGATTTAAAAGATAGATATATTGATAGTCTTAGTTTTAATAATTTACAATCTAAACAAGATGTAACACAAGATGATATAGATAAAAATATTTCAGAAACTATTAATTTAAAAAATGACCAGTTTATTGAAAAACTACAAAATATAACTACTAAAACATTACAATCAGGTCCTAGCAGTGACTATACTGATGAAGAAATTGTTAATGAATTAACTAAATTTAATCCTAAAACATTAGAAGATATTGATAAAGTTATTACTCAAGTAGGTGCTGAGTTACCTGCATTATTCTATATGCTTGTAGGTTCTGCTCCAAGTTGGCTTGTAGATATATATGATACTTATAATATAAAAGCTAAAGACCCTAGTCGTTTTAAAAATATGTTACCTCAACATGTTTTACTTGATTTAGGTATACAATTTCTTGCACCTAATCAAGATAAACAAGGTTTAGCATATAAAAATTTAACAGAGATTAGAGAATTTGTAAGAAAACGAAATGCTAAAGAAGCTTGGTCCTATCAATGGCAATATGCAATAGAAGATATGCTTAAAGATGCTGGTTATGATATGGAAGTTATTAATAAAACCTTGACTATGAAAGCTTTTAATACTCTTGGTGAGGGTATTGAAGCTATATCTAAGTTTATTAATCCAGAAGACCCAGCTGCTGTATCTATGCCTCTTGAAATATTTACAGCATTTTTTGGTGCTAAACTAGTTAAAGCTCCATTTAAAGCTCGTGCTAGAGCTAGGGAACGTGCACAAGCTAGAGAAGAAGCTAGGTTTCAAAGAGCTAGAAATGTAACTCCAGAACAAACTAGAGACCTTGGTGAATTACTATTAGAAGAACAACAAGGAGGTTTTGTAATTGTTAGGTCTACACCTCCTGCAGATGTACCTCCATTAAACTCTCCTATTGTTTCAACATTACGTACTAATCCTGATATGGGTCGTACTTTAATTGATGATGTTATAATGGATAGGTCAGGACAATTAGGTAATGTTGTTAATTTAGATGCTGCTAAATTATTAAATCTTTTATTTAGAGTAGAAGGTACTGTTACTAAAAATCCAGCTATAGGTTGGACACATGACTCTGTTAGACTATGGGAATTAGAAACTCTTAAACAAAGAGATGCACAGTTACTTGCATTAGACCCTACAATGCCTACATATCAAGCTTCTAGATTATTTTTAGAAGATATGGCACACACTTTAAATGGTATAGAACCTTCAGTTCCTACTATTATATCTTCTACATTTACTAAAGCTAGATTTTTACCTACAGGTATTGAAACTAATTTAACATTTAGAAAATCATCTACAACAGATTATACAGCACAAGAAGCATTAGCTGTTCTTGAAGATATTAAAACAGCTGTAGAACGATATTCACAAAATGAATTTACACCAGATAATATTAAAAATTCTAATTTAGAAATACAAGAAATTAATTCAGAAGGTCTTGTAGTAAATAGAATGTTTTCACCATCTGAGTTTGCAAGAAATTGGGAAGCTGGTGATATATCTAATGATACTTTTAGAGTTGTATGGAATAAACGAGAAACACCATATGAAGGTTATTTACCACAAGGTAAAGAATTTGGTGTTACACCACAACAATTTCAAACTAATAAACTAACTAAATGGTATTTTGATTCTGATACAAATGTATTAGGTATTCCTGTACGTGGTACTGGCTCTGAACTTATGTTTAAGTATGGTAGATTACAACGTGGTACAGAAGAAATGATTTATTCTTCTAGAATTTTATCACAAAGTTACTTACGAGAACAACAAAAAATAGTTAGAGAAACAGCATGGAAAGGTCTAAATGCTAGAGAACAAGGACAATTAGCTAGAGTATTAGACCATGCACAACAAAACCAAATGGATTATGTTACTCTAGGTGATATTAGAGAAATTAATGGTATTAATATTAGAGAAACGAGTGCTGTAAAAATACAAGAAGCTTTTAATGTTATGATGAGTCATGCAGACTTTTTGTATCGTTTAAGTAATGTTAGAGAAATTACTAGATTAAGTAAAGATGGTTATGTAGAAGGTGGATACTATTTAGATGTTAATGGTAATCGTAAGTTTATGCCAGGTAAAAATACGTTTGCTATTAAAGAAATTACATCTAGAACAGACCCTCAATTTATTACTGAATCTCCAGCTAAGTATTGGGATTTTGAAGCAGGTCAATCTAAAGAATTAGTACCTACTAAAGCTAATTATGGTAATGTACCACAAATAGTTTATGAAAGAGGCATGCCTTCTAGTAAATTATATAGGTTAGCTTATGATTTTGTAGACCCACAAACAGGGGCTATTTATCAATATGGTACATTTGGTAAACAAAAAGTAACTAGTTTACCTACTAATATATTTCCTAAACGTAAAGGTTATTATCCTACTATACATTTAGATAACTATGTAACAGAAGCATATCCATTACGTGTAGAAATTAATGGTCATATATTAGACTTTAGTAATCTTGATTTAGGTGATATGAATGTTTTAGGTTTAGATAAGTCTCTTACTGCAGAGCAACTAAATAATAGAAGTAAAGTTATGCAAGCTATGCAACCACATAAACAATCAGTAGCTATGCGTGAGTTTAAATCAGAACTAGATAGATGGAATACATTTAATTTAAGAGAAGCTTCACCTGATATTAGACGTGTACCTTCATTATATTTACATAATACTCGTAAAGTTAAAGAACTTAATATTCAAGGTATTGAAGACCATTTTAGATTACTTGATTCTATTGATATGCATTCAGTTGCTCGTAACAAAGGTCTTAATTTTAAACTAACTGAAGGTGCTTATGCATCTTTAATAGAAGCTGGAACAACTGCTGGTAGAGCAGCATTAGAAACATTACAATTAAATAGACTAAAATTAGCTTGGCTAGAAACTTGGAAAGATAGTAAACGTATAGCATTACAACCTAATCCAGAAAAGTCAGTTGATTTAATGTCTGATACAGTATTAACTAGAATAGATAAAGAGTTTCCTATGGATTTATCTCAAATTAAAGATATGCCTGAAATGGAATCACATGGTAGACAAGCTAGAGCTGAATGGCTTAAAATATATGAGCAAGATAAAGGTTGGAATACTAAATGGTCTACTAATACAACATCACATATTCTAAATGCTTTTGGTAATATGACAGAATTTGATGTTTCTAGAGCTGTTAATAGAGCAATTAGAAGGTCACAACGTAATCCTAATGAAGCTAGAGAAGTTGTATCAAGAGCTGTAACTACATTTATGGTTCTTATTAACTTTCCTAAACAACTATTTTTACAACCTTTAGCTACTATAGGAGCTGGTCTTACAACAGCTAGACTAATGCCTACTAAAACAGTTCAAGGTTTAGTAGATGTTTTAGGTGTATTAAGTGTTAGATTAGCAGAAAAACATTTTATGGATAAACCTATGTACAAATCTTTACAAGAAGTACATAAATATATGTTTGACCAAGCTCATATCTATGATGGTGTTGGTGGTCCTGGTAAGTTTTTCTTTTCTAAGTTAACTAAAAAAGATTATGATTTAATTAATGCTTGGGGTAGAGAATCAGGATTATTTCAAGTAGCTGACCATGTATTTGCTAAAGGTATTGGTAGTTCTAAAATACCAGAGCTTGGTAAAAAAATGGATTTATCTGACCCTACTAATTTATTACGTGTTCAAGAGTATCCTGGTATTGTAGGTAGAGCTGTAACAGATGCAGGTTTTACATTAGGTGAATATATTAACCGTGTAGCTGGTTTTATAGTAGCTTTAAGAAACTGGGAAAATAAAAATCCTGGTAAGAATTGGCGTAATGTAGATGCACTAAGAGAAATTAGTTATGATGCACAACAGTTTACTGGGTCTATGACTAATGCTACTAGATATGCATGGCAAAAAATACCATTAGCAAGAGAACTATTTAAGTTTGAAAGCTTTATGCACTCTATGTCTGAAGGTATGTTAATGAAAAACTCATTAAGATTTACTGGTCCAGAAAGAGTTTTATATTCATTTTTAAATTATGCATTATATGGTACAGGTGCATATGGTATTATGCAATTAGTAAATGATGGAATACAATCTGCTGTAGGTGAAGATAAAGATATTACATGGTTTAAAAAAATGAATTTATTCTATCAAATGAATATGGTTATGGATAATTTATTAGGTGCTAAAACAGATAAAGATGGTAATGTAATAACACCATCAGAATCTTTATATGGTGATGTCTTTAGTCCAGTACCTGCAGAAGTTAATTTACCATTCTGGTTCAAAGTTGGTAGATTAACTATGAAAATAATTAATGGTAACTTAACATCTAGAGATTTAGGTGCTACAGTTAGTTGGATAAAAGGTATTAATGATGGTATGAATTTAGTTGCTGACCTTTATGGTAATGCTAATTTATCATTTACTCCAGAAGAAAAACGACGTATTGTTGGTAAAGTATTAACTAATTATATACCTTTCTTAAAAGGACCATTAAAAACTATTGCAGCATTAGATATAATGGAACAAGCTACAGTAACAGGTTCTGTACTAGGTTATCAACCAACAGAAGCAGAGTTAGTAGCTAAAAACTATTTAGGTGTACCTAGTCTTAAAGAACGTAGTACAGTACAATTATTAAAAGATAAAAATACAAAACGTACAGCAATTGAAGGTTATGCTAAAGATATGCTTAAGTTAATTACTTTAGCTTCTAAAGATGGTATACCTAAACTACAAGATGCTAAAGATATGATAATGGCATATAGATTTATGTTAGATGAACAAGACTATCTAAAAGGTGACCAAGCTCATAAAGAGTTTGCTGATATTATTATAAGTTATATGACTAGAAATAGTAAACCTTTAGCAGAACAATTAGCTGATTCTTTTAGACATAACTTCCAAGGTAACAGACCTTTCTATGATTCACAAGAAATAGCACAAGCTAGATTACTTGCAGAAACTTTAGAAAGAGATGACCCTAAACAAGCTAAATGGTTTAAAGAACAAGCAGAAGCAATGCAACGAGCAAATGATAGGTATATAAAGGAATAAATTATGGCAATGAAAAAAGCACCACAGTTTGATACTACAGGCATAACAACTATAGAGCCTGGGTTAACTTACGTTACTCCAAAGGCAGATGAAAGTGGTTCTATGTATAACTCTTTAAGAGCAGCTGCTGGTATTATAGAAAGTGCTGGTAAATTTGCTATAGGTTTAGATGAGAAATTTACTCGTGCAGAAGCTAGAACATTAGCTGAAGAACTAGCTACTGAACTAGAACAAGGAAGTTTATCTACACAAAAAGATTTACAAAATCAAATTGGTAGAGTACAACAAAATTTGCAAGGTTCTGTAAATGAAGAAGCTAAAAAAACATATCAATTAGAGTTAGAAGACCTTACAGAAAAATTAGCTAAAGCTAGAGAACAAAATATTATTACTCCTTTTGATTTTAAAATGAGGCTTAGTGCTAAAGCTCAAGAATTAGCTCATAGAAATCCTGCTTATACTGCAGAAATATCAAATGAAATAGCTGAAGTATTTAATATTCATGGAGTTAGTGATAGATTATCTATGGACCAATCTTTATTAGATGCTGGAAATAAAGCTTTTGAAGAAGAATATAAAATGAAAGTTAAGTATCTAAATGAAAAAAGAATGATTAATACTACTGGTATGGATTTTGATGATATTAATGACTATTATGATTCAGAGTTAAAAAAAGAACGAGAAATTCTTGTTCTTAAAGAATATTCATCTGATGCTCAAGTTTTAAATGATGCTGAAAAAACAGTATTTGAACAAAAATTAAAAGAAGAAGGTGGTTTACAAAGAAAAACTAATGATTTAAGTACTAATATGTATAATGAATTAATATTAAATGAACAATCTGATGCTGATTTTAATACTAAAGAACTTAATAGACGTCGTATTATTCAAGATTATAGACGTATTATTGATGTTACTGCTTCTTCTTTACCTTCAAGAGATGAGTATACTAAATGGCATTCTAATATGACATCTATGTTAAATTCATTAGATACAGAAACTAAAGAAGGACTAACAGGTGCTAGAGGTACTACATATTTAGAAAATAAAAAGAAAAATATGTTAGTTCAAAATGAAATACTACGTATTGTAGATGGTAGAGATATAGCTACTTTAACTAATATTGAAAAACAATCTGCAATTATTAAAAATTTAGCAGAATCCAAATACTTTAATGATACTCAATTACAAGAAGTATTGTCTCAACAAATGGTTGATATTATTGTTAATGGTACTAGACAAACTAACATTAATAATCCTTATATACAAGACTATTTAAGATTAGAAATGTCTACACAATCTAATGCTTTAAGTAAAGTAGCATTGGAACAAATTGAAAAAGATGGTAAAATGCAACAGCCTACTGTTAAAGCATTTAATAATATGTGGTTAGAAACACAACAATTTAAAGATGAAAATAGTTTACAACGTTTTGAAGCTGGTGATAAAGTTATTAAAGATATTATGAATATTGATGATAAAATATTTAATAAACTTATGATGGAAGAGCCTGACTTTGCTAGAGGTGCTGAAAAAGAATCTAGAGTATATAAAAATATATTAGCACAAGCTTTAGTTAGCCCAGCTAATGGTGTTTTATGGGCTGCTACAGAAAATAGACCTTATCAAGGTATTAATGTAAATGAAACTACTGGTCGTGTAAGTTATAGTAGTGATATTTTAATTGATAATTTAATGGGTAGACTTAATACTTATATTGCATTTAAAGCTAAAATGGATGGTACAACATTTAAACAAGCTTCTGATAGTGTATTAGCTAATGAGTTTAGATTCCTAACTCGCGAAGGTTTTGCAGAACTAGAAAAAAATAAAGAAAAAATAGGGGCTTGGTCTCTTGTTCCCTAAACTATATAAAGTAAAATCTCCTGATGGTACTATGATGAATGTAGAAGGACCTGAAGGGGCTAGTGAGTCTGAAGTAATAGCTAAAGCACAAGAATTATCTAATAACTATTGGAATATGGAAGCATACTATAAAGGGGGTAAAGCTGTTTATAATGTAAATTTAAATGCTCCTACAGTACCTGTTATGCGTGATGGTAAACAAGTAGATACTCTTTATAAAGTAACTGATAAAGATGCTAGTTTTAATCCAGAAGGTTTATTTGTTAATCAAAGTGATAAAACAAAAGGTATTGAATTTAATTTAAATGATTTAAAAAATAATGATGCTCTATCTAAATATATTCAAAGTAATGTTTTTCAAGGTAAGTTAGGTGATGTATTAAACCATCCTAAATTATATAAAGATTATCCATTTTTAAAAAATTTACCTATTAAATTAGTTAATCAAAATGAAGTAGAAGAATATGCTTATGCTAGAGTAACTAGTGATAATGATGGACCTTATATAAGTATTACTGCTAATGCTTTTTTAAATAAAGCTGATAAAGAAACTGTTATGGAAACTATTTTACATGAAATTCAACATGTTATAGATTACTATGAAAACCCGTATACAGCTGATATGACTAGAAATGCTGAAGAAATAGCAGAACAAGTTGAAACAGATTATGTTAAAGATACTAAAAAAATTATAGATAATAAAGAACTTACAAGAAATGTTCGTAATAATAATTTAGGAAATATTAAATTAACAGGTGATAAATGGCAAGGGATGATAGATAATCCAAATGAAAATGTATTTGTAACTTTTGAAACTCCTGAATTAGGAGTTAGAGCTACAACTAGAGTAATAAAAAAGAATCTAGAAGTTACTGATTCTTATGAAACATATGTAAATAGGTATGCTTCTGAACCAAATGAAAAACAATTTTTTAAAAAAAATAACAAGTTAATGCCTCATTTAGAAAATTATGCAAAACAATTAGCAGAAAGTCAAGGGGTTGACACTTCTAAACCTGATTGGATTAAACAAAAACCTACTAATGTAAATATGTTAGAATGGATTAAAGCTACAGCAAAAGCTGAAGGAAATGCAAAAGCATTATCATATTTTACAGATGAAATAATTAAAAAAGGTATTAAGATGGAGGAATCTTTACAACCATAACTGGTTTATTTAATTTTTGAGAATACTTAATAGCATAATGAGTGCCTTTGCTCTTAGTATCCCAAATAGCTAAAACTTTATCTGCATTGTCTATCATTTGTTTTGTTCGTATAAAAAAATACTTAGAGTTAAATTCTACAGTAGTATCTAATAAATGATAAGGTACAAACTCAACTACAGGAATCCCATGATTTTCTGCATACTTCTTTGACAATGGGTCAACTCCTTTAGCACTACCAATAAGAAATACAGGGTTTTGTGTATCTGCTACAAACTTATCTATTACTGGTAATACTACACTTGCATCTGATACACTTCTACTTCCTATAATGCACAGTTTCATTCTTTCCACCACGCAATCTGTATTCTAAGTATTAATAAATCAATTAAAAGATATTGTATATTATCGTTGTTATGTTCTGCTTCATAAAACTCAAATCCTATATGTATACCCATGATAGGTAGTAATCTAATGTCCATTAATCATGCTCCTGTATTTGGTGTAGTATATTAAAACTACCATCTGGTTGTTCTATAAAAAAGTGTTCTTGTAAGTCTTTTGGTATATTAATATAGTCTCTGTATAAACAACTACTATTATACGTAGGATAGACTTGTCTTACGTATCTTTCAGCTGAAAAACAATCTTGAAAAGTACCTATATAATTTGGAGTACTTCCTAAATATATAACTAATATGTAAGCTAACATAATTTAAATTCCTAATTTTAATTTATCTATTCCTACAACCAAATCCTTTCTGATACATCTATATCCATTATATTCTTTTTTACCTCTATAAAAAGTTTCATAGTATTCACTAGCTTCTTTACAACTACTAAAGGTAGCCTCATACTTTTCAGCAGAACCAAAGTTTCCTACTAAACTTAATATTAATACAAACTCAGTTATCATTATATTTCACAGTGACCAGCTGTACAAGCTAGTGTCTGTTGTCCTATAGTATTGTCGTCTAATTCTATAAAGTTTTCCCAATCAATAGAGTCTGGTGTTTCTTTGGATAAAGCTTCATAGTCCTCTTTGCTACAATCTTCATAAGGTGCTTGTTGATATGAATGGTCAGAGTATGGTAAAAAAGATATACCTGATACTTCATCAAAGTGTTTCCATACCCATGCGCCTACTTCCATCCATTCCTCATCTTTAACTGAGATAGTTACAGATGGTTTGTGTTCACACCAATGGCGTTGATAGATAAGCCAATTGTCTAGTTGTTCTAAAGCTGTTTTATCATTCCTGGTAATAGCTCCTTTAGGAGATTTAATAGGGAAACTAAATACAGCAGTTGAGTCTGGTCTAAATGTTTCATCTTCTACATGGACTCCGTTTTCTTTGAGGTAGTTATAGATTGGGTCTTTTTTGTCCATTCTGATTCGTCTGATGTAGTAGTCGTTATGACGAGCATGAATACCGCTAGCAGCATCAACGAGCTGAGAAACAGTGCCAGAAGGTTTAACACATGTAATACTTGCTGACGCTGGTATTCCGAGTGTCTTAGCCAGGTCTTCGTTTGTTTTTCTTGCTTCATCTCTTAGCCTTTCTAACATCTTAGGGTCAGGATTTGATGTTAATTTATTGTCCATAATGCCAGTTAAACTGACACCTAATAGTCTTTCTTCTTCTGTATTTTTTTTCCATTCAGAAGATAAAAACTGAAAGTTAGTTAATGTTGATTGAATAGTACCAAGAATAGTAGCTACTTTAACTTTTTGTTTAAGAGTTTCTTCTGTATCATTAGCACGTACAACTACTTCTGTTAAATTACAGAACTGTTTATCACGAAGAATAATCTCACTACATGGATTTGTACCATAAGATATATCTTCATCACGTCTATTCCATTTAGCTGCTTGTTTTTGAGCTGCAACTCTGTTAAAGATACCACGTTCACCAGATTTAGATTTAACTAAAGATAACCATTCTTCCATGAATGTTTCTACATCTGGTTTTTCTGTATAAGCTACTGAGTTATTAGCTAAACCACGCCAAGGATGTTCATTATACCAAGCACCTATTTTAGCTTCACGCATACGTTTATCAGTAAGATTAGATAATGATATTAGTGCACTACGTCTAACACCTCCTACAACTACAATCTCACCTATCATACACATAATATCATGTACTTCAATAGAGTTTAGTTTACGTCCACGAGCTTGATGAAAGGTATCTACTACAAAATCAAACAGACGTTTAAGTGGTTCTGGTCCTGAAGCTCTACCACCAAATGTCTTTAAACGAGCTCCTGCAGGGCGTACTTTAGTAAAGTCTATGGTAGGTATGTCTCCTTCCCAAAGTGTGCTTAGAAGCTTTTTAAATGCCTTTGCCCAGCCTAATTTGCTATCTTCGACAACTATAATGTCATCGCAGTCTTTAAGAGTTTCTGGTACTTCTGGTAATTTAGTAATGTCTTGTCGTTCACAGCTAAAGCCTACGCCAGTACCATTCATTAAAATGTATAGACATTCAGAGAATGCACGTTTGTTGTTAACAGCTAAATAACTACAGTTGTAAGCTGCTATGTTGTCTCGTTCACATGCTTCGCCAGCAGTCATCATTAACCGCATAGATGGCATAACATCTAGGTTAAGTATAGATTGTTTAATTGTTGGGAGTTGTTTGTGAATTTCTGGACATTTTTGTAGGATGTAATCTGTAAGTCTAGTTACAGTTTCTGTCCAGGTTTCTCGTCTTTGTTTTTCTGGTAGGTATCTTGCATACCTTGACATACCAATTACTTGTTGGTATACCGTGGGTAAATCATGTGTCATAATCTATCGTATCCTCGTGTTCTGCATCAATAAGATGGGCAATCTTATCGTAGTTATCTTCAATCTTGTCTTGAAAATGAGAGACTAATTCATCAGAAGTGATGTCAAGTACTTCTAAAAGAGTAGTTTCGTCTAGTTTAGCGAGTTCCTCGCATAGTTCATTGAATGTTAGCGACATGTTATAATGACCGACCTTTCCATATATTACCACAGGACTGACATAAAACATTGTTGCTATCAGTCTGTACCATACCACAATGTTGACAAGACTTAAAGACCTTGTCATAGTTGTCATCATAGTCTTTGTTATTAGACTTTGAATTAAATCTTACATCTTCAAACTTTGTCATTCATTCAATTCTTTCAGTAGTTGTAGATAATGAATAGCTTTATCTAAATCTTCAATGCCATTCTTATGTTGCCATCTACATACATACTTAATTACATTACCTTCTATATAACCTATGTTGTTATCATGGATAAACTGCACAGGTTGTATTTTAAAATCTTTGTAGTGACTACCACTAACTTGTTTTTTACTTGCTTGTACCATAATATTATACCATAAAAATTAGGATTTGTCAAGAGATTTCTGTGACTTTTTATACTTACCTTTTAGATAATCTAATGACACAGCCATCTCATCAAACGAACCATCAGTCACATTATGTAACATATAAATACCACGCCAATGTACATTAGTTTGATATGACAAATAGTCTTCATTATGTAAATAACAACTACCAGATATGATTGCTGTCATTTCTTTACCATCTGCTCTACGACCATAAGCTATCATTCTACCTTGCTGATGACCTGCAAAGCATGACATATGTTTCTTAGTTAGCAAAGCTTGGGCTGAAGTAATAGGTCTACCCATGACTCCAGACGCAAAGTAATGAGAATAAGCAATACCATTGATACAAACAACATCAAGAAATGGATGCACTTCCCAACCATACTTTTCATATTCTAAATCCTCAATTTGTACAAGACCTTCTAATTTTCTATCGTACTCAACAGCACGAGTAATCCTATCTTCATGGTTACCTAATGTTAATACCAGTCTAGGACGCCATACTTTTTTCTTAAGCTTACGCATCCTATCTTGTTCTTCTAAGATAGGTTGCATTAGCATTTCCATACCACGACGAGCAGCATTAATATCTGCTTTGTACGTTCTACCTTCAAACGATTTCTTACCAGTATCATAACTACTGAGACTAGGCATGTCTGCAAAGTCTCCTATCTGGACAATAACATCAGGTTTTTTCTCTACTGCATATTGTCCTATCCAACGTAAGTAGTCAAGTTTAATACCTGGCTTAACTTGCGTATCTGGTATTACCATATGTTTCATTGTAGTTTTCCTTCTTTAAGTTCAAACTCTAGTTCTTGTTGAGCATTCATTTCAAACTGCTCATCGATTTGTGTTTTAATAATGCCTTGACGGATTAGTTCTTTAATAGCAAAGTCTAGCAAGAATTCATTTTCTTTTGCATCAACTTGGAAATCAAAGTCTACTGACCCATCATCATTTTGTATTAAGTTTTTTATAATCATTAACAAAATCCTTACGTGCATCTAACCACAAGAAACCATTCTTTTCAGCCCACATTGCGTATGTTGTCTTACTTCGCTTAGTTATCTTATTGCTAGGGTTCATAAATAAAAAGATGATACAGATATTAGGATTACATTCCTTAAACCATACCATCTTTTGTCGTGTTGCTAGGTCTAACTTACCTTTAGTTTCAATATACACATTACGTTTCATACGAAAGTCAGGTGTATAGCTACGTTTAATAGCAGGTTGTATATAAGCAAAGCTGTCTGGTTCATACTTAACACGAGGGAAAGCTTTAGTTAGAATAGTATGCATCTTCTTTTCAAACTTACTTCTGAAACTGTTCATACCTCTCCTGATAAAACTTACCTTCTTCTCTAAGTATCCATAAACAACTAGCATTCATAAGAAACTCATCATCATTACCATACATATCTTGACATATAGTAATCATTTCAGTTTCACTACTTGCTGTCTTTAATAACTTTTTAGCTTTCTTATCACCAATACCTTCAATACCCATGACATTGTCAGACTTGTCACCTTTAAGACATTGTTCATAAAACAATCTTAAACCTTCTAACTCTGTCTGTTCAATGAATGTATCAGGTTTACTCCAACCTTTACCACTAATTTCCCATTGAAAATGACGACCAGGAATTTGTAATAAGTCTTTGTCTAGACTACAAATAATAGTATTCTCTGTTTGATTGATACCAAGAGCGTCGTCTGCCTCTAGTGTTTCAGGAGCATATTCAGCGTTAAGCTCTTCAAAGCACCACTCTCTTACATCTTCAAGGTGTTTAGGTTTAGGTGCTATACGATTAGCTTTATACTCTGGATATATATCCTTACGGAAATTCTTTTTAGCACTAAAGAAAGCACGATAACTATCAGCACCAGTCTTCTCTAAGATTTGGTCAAAGAGTTCTTGAGTGCGGTAGATTGCTATGTGCAACGGTTCGTTCTCAGCCGAAGCTGAGCAACGAAACGCTACGATATCTTGGTCAATCAGTGCTTGCATTATAGAATAGATACATCATCTGTTATGTCAGCAAATGGTTCTGGTTCGTGTGCTTGTTCATCACTACCACCAAATACATAACCTTCATACAATTTAGCTAAACTAATTACATCATTAGCTGTTGCTTTGCTACCAGCAATTGCTAATGTAGCTACAGCACTAGACAATGATGACTGACGAACGATTAGTACTTGACGCTCAGCACGTTCTTCTTTAGTCTCATAGTTACTACCTGTAACTCTTGTAGCTTGTTGTGGTTTACCAGAGGCACTGACTGACGCACTGGCTTGTTGAACAACTGGTGCTTCTTCACCGTCACCTAATACTCTTGTCCATTGCCAATAACCTTTAACATCTTTTTCTGATATTACATTAACTACATCACCTTTTTGCCAATTTTGCGCAGCTTTGAATACAGCTGGATTACTGAATGACATAAGTTTTTTACCTTGCACTTGACCATTGTCATTTTTATATGTTACTTCTAATGACTGGTAACTGCGACCATTCGCAGCTGCATGAGTGTTAGGTTGTCCTACATCAATAATATTTAATTGCATTCTACAATCTCCATGTTGCCCCATGATGGTCCGATTTGACATTCAACTCTCATGGGAAGGTTAAATGTTTTACCAAATAACTTAGCAAAGTTAGTTGGTATATTATTAAAACAAGTATCAACTATCTTTACTATACTATTATTATACCATACATTTTCATCGAAGTCAAGTATGATAGAATCGTGTACAGTATTAACTAGTTTAATACCTGGTTTGTTTAGTAAGTTATTGTACAAAGATACACGGGCTATGGACATCAAGTCAGCACCCAATCCTTGCACTGGATAGTTAAGGATTCGGGTGCGAGGATACTTGACTTTGCCAAACTTAGTTACTTCTGGTTTGAAGTAATAAGTTCTACCAGTTGGCATTACTAGTTTTTCATCACGAGTAGCTTTGTGTACAATATCTTTATGCCATAAGTTTAAGTCACGATACTTACGATAGAATGTATCAATGACATGTTGCCAATAGTTTTCGTCTTTACTTACATGTGTAAAGTTTGGGTCATTAGCATAGCTAAACGCAGAGCCACCATAGATTAGCCTGAAGACAAATGTCTTGGCGATTAATCTAGATGGCAGGTTAAGCTTGAGTTGATTATCTGCATGCATATCTACACCATCCCATATCTCACGTATCATTACTTTGTCTTGAGATAAATATGCTGCGGCTACCATCTCGAGTTGCCTTGCGTCAGCTTGTAATAACATTAATCTATACCACCTAAGTCTGCTTCACCATAGTTATGTAATATATTACCTTGTTCATCTTTTATAACAATATCATATTTAACAGAAGATGACCATGGTTCATTATTTGTATTTACATGATGTTTATGATGACCTGATAAATACATTAAACTTAATATAATAAATAATACTACAATAAAAAGTATATTATGTTTATGAACTTCTTTCATTAGTGCCTCCTAAACTATAAGTAGCAAAAGAACAATGCTCATTAAATCTATTAAGAGTTGTTTTTCTACTTGCAAGGATATCGTATCCTTTAGTTTTTAATTTATGTATAACAGCTGCAAGTCTGTATACACCACAGTGTTGCCAAGAACTTAATGGATTGATTTCAGTATGTTCTTGGAGATAAGTTAATACTCGTTCTTCTTGTTTAGTTAATGTTGTCATATTTATTCCTAAACACAATCACATGTTTCCAGATACCGCTTGCACTGATTCTGCTGGGTATCTGCTGGTAAAGAGGGATTTGATTTCTCCGTCGAAGTTTTGTAAGTTTGGTTTACTGCTTGACAGTCGACCTGTTCTTGCGACACACTGGTTAAGTTGTCCATGTATATCTCCTTTAGTCCAGTTATTTTCGTCAATCAAATTACATAAACCTTGATAGTAAGTTGATTTACGTTTCTCAAGAGTACTACGTTTAAGTATAATCTCAAGAATCTCCATAGCTTCTTTGTTACCCTTAAGCATACGAAGAGTTTTCTCATCCGTAGAGTAAAGACCTTCTTTAGCTAACGCTGTATTAGGTAAAGGTTTTACTCTTTGGGGGAGTTCTTTGATTTGTTCTTCCCATTTGTATTTGATTTCACCACTTCTTTTGCCAGTCTTGTAATTTCCAATGGCAACTTGAACACGGTATTTAATGTTCCCACCGTATAGAAAAGCAGATAAATGGTCAACAGAATTGGGATTAAACTCACTATGTAAATGATATCTATAAAGTTCTTTATCCAACGCATCTATTTCTCCTTGCAATTGTTCACCAAGTTCTTTAGATTGGTCATAGTCATAGCGGATACCATTGTATTCCATCTCTTCTAATACCAATAAGTCTTGGTTATGTAAGCTAATCAACCGTTTGAGTTCTGGTCTTTTATTAACTTCTTTCATCTGACATGCCATAACTTGTTCTGTCAATTTAACATCTTGAATTAAATAAGCTTCTAGTATGTCAGCTGGTATCTCAGTAGTATCAATACCATTGTTCCAATATTGTTCTTTAACTTCATCTAGTTTACTTTCTAATTTGTAATAACTAGCTACATCATTAAGACTAGGGTATGGATTCTGTTGTCCTGTTAGTATGAAGTGAACTAACTGACAATCCCATATACGTTTACCTTTAAACTTAATTCCATAGTTACGTAACCAATGCAAATCAAATTTAATATTGAACCCTACAAGTACTAATGCATCATCAATTGCCTGCTGTATCAGGCTTAGCTTTTCTTTGTAGGGTTCGTCGGAGTACTCGATATCATAAACTTTATTACCTGATAGTCCAACGTAACATAGTTTATTTGATTTGTCAAATGGATTACCTTTGTTACTAATTGTAGTTTCTACATCTAATGCTAAGTAACTCATATGTCTTCGTACCTTGCAATGTCTGGTTTAATTAATATCTGACCTTGCGCATGACGCATGTCAGGTAACGAGTCTTCATCACCAATCAATTTGTTTTTACAAATATTAAAATAACGACGACGACTTGTGTTATCGTGGTCCATACCTATACCTAATATCCAATCTGCTTCGCCTTGCTTTGCTGTTTTACTACTGTCAACCATATCCATTGTCAACCACAATTTACCCTCAGCCTCGCCTGATGCTTGGCTGACGGCTATTACTGGACCATACTTCTTAGCTAACTCACGAGCCCATTGATATATTTGTTTTAACTCTAAGTCATATCTATCACTTTTAAATCCACGTATTTTATCTATCTGGTCAAAGATAATAAGTTTAGGATTACTTGCTTCTAATACTTCTTCAATACGTTTGTAATGACTACTGTCTTCTGAATCTAATACTTTAATACGATTACCAATTACTTCATGATACTTTGCTCTATATTTTTCACGTTTCTCTCCGAATAAAGTTCTAATATCTACACCAAATAATGCTTGATAAATTCTAGTTGCTACTTTTCTACCTTGTTCTTCGTTGTTAAACCATAGTATATCTCCATTTGTTTGTTGTATCATACAAGTTATTTCACTAGCTAAGAAAGTAGTCTTACCTGTCTCAGGTCTAGCAAATAGAAAACCAAAATCACCTTGACGTAATGAACCTAACGATTGGTTTAACCAGTTCAAACGCCAGCGTAAGCCAGGCTTTTGAAACTGTTCTTGATACAAATCATCTAAGTCCATGTTTACATAATTGATATCACTATCAATTTCTTTAACTTCAAACTCTTTAAACTTTGAAACTAATTCATCAACGGACTGACTACCATCTTCTACATTAAGAGCAATACGAGCTATGTCACCAGACAAACTACGTTTCCTATGTTGCTCTAACAAGTCAACAATAGCATCTTGATTGACAGGCTCTTGGTCTATGATTCTGGTAACTAAGTCTGTTAACTCTTTACGTTCTTGTTCTTGTAATAGATAACTATTATTATATGCTATATCTAGTTCTGATTTACTAATAGTAGTCTTGTCTTTATATTTACTATAGTAACTATCAATACTCATAAATAGTTTATAAATATTATTGTAATTAGTTTTAATATAATTAAGACTAACATATTTAAAATATTTATTATATAATAATCTATCTTTACAAAATAGATTTATTATCTGCTCTTCAACCAAACTATTAACTCCGATTTGTTATACTCTTTAGGGTCTAAGTTAGTAACTATTACTTTACTACTCAAACCCAGTGACTTAAGTCTGTTCTTAATACGAACAGCTTGGATTGCTTTATCTCTGTCAAGCCAGACATATACAGGTTTATTTAATTTAACAAGGCGATGCTCAACTTGCTTGCTCACAGAGGAGCCAAGCAAGGGGAGCGAGCAGAACTCATTTCGTAATCTAGCTATTTTAACAGCTGATAAAACATCTTCTACTAATACTATTATATCACCATTACCGTATATTGTCAAGGGTTTGTTACCATTGGATTGATACTTAGGACCAAAGCCAAAGTTTCTACCTTGCCAGTAGTCTTTAGTTTCTAATAGCACTAGCATATTACGTATGGGATTCCAAGAAAATTTATATTTTTTAATCTCATCTGGTGTAATACCATACTTCAATAACCACTTCATTGCTTTCTGTGGAATATCTTTTACATTGATTAACATTTCTGTCTCCGTAGATTGCTTCTTATGCTGATTGTTTATACGTTTACGTAGTGAAAATACATCGTCTTTTGCATGATAATACTTACAGCCAAAACAAAAGTAATGGTCATCATACTCACCTAAGTTATCTTTACTGTTACATTTAGGACAGGGTAGATGGCGTAGAAAACTCATGATAATCCTTATTTACAAATACCATAATATATGGTATAATATTATATAGAATGAAAAATCGTTCTATTGAAACACACTTCAAGCTAGACTTGCTTGTGCTCTCTAGTGATTTAGTGAATCTACTAACGAAAGGAGATACACTATGCAATGGACAACACCATCAGCAACTGAAATGCGTTTCGGTTTTGAAGTAACCATGTATGTAATGAACAAGTAATTGTTTATTCAACACCAGCTCAGTCCTGCCACTGGCAGAGCTGAGCGCAGTGTTGTTAATATTCACTGTCAATATCATCAAAGTTAAATTCAATATCTGACTCATCACGTAAGTCTTCTCGTTCTTCTGTTTCTAGTTCTTCTTGTATAGTTGCATAACATTGATTACACAAATCTACATATTCACCAGACTGAGGATATTTACGAGTAGATTCAAAATCAGACAGTGCTTTATCACAAGCTTTACATCGCATAATAATAATTCCTAATTGCATTAACATAATTATCCACTGTTGTTTTTTCAATACCAACAGCGGTATTTATTTCATAGACTTTAACATCTTTGGTATCTTTATCATAACCAATATCTAAACCACCAAAGTCTAAACCTATTGTAGCTACAGCATCTAGTGCTGCTTCCGCTACTATTTCTGGTAAGTCTATGTTTTGTCTACAAAAAACCCAACCATGTCTATGGTTACGAACATAACGATTGACATTAACACCATGACGCTTACGTTTTTCTTGAATGTCAATCATTTTATTTTTAAACACATGAACACGATACTCATTTGTAGATTTAAACCCAACAGTATATAATGGAGCGTCGGGTATTTCATCTTCATCTATACATAATATTATACCACATCCTGAATGTTTTGTCAAGTATTGTCGGGCGTATACAACTTCGTAATTTGCCAGGTATTCTTGAGCTTCATATTTATCTGTGGTATACTGCAAACAATATGGTTTGTCTTGCAATGCATTAAGTGTTTTAAGTTTGTTAACTGCTATAGCAACAGCATTAGGATGGTTTAAGTCAGCAGTAGTAGACCTAAACGGAAGACTACTACAACCCCAATTAATTACTAAGTCATTACGACTTGGTATATTGTTAACTAATATTTTACCACCAACACCACGAGCTAACGCTCGAGCTGATTTACTATACTGATTGTAAGGTTTAATCAGAATAGTCATAGCTTTCTACCTGGTCAAGTGGAACATTGTATGCAAAGGCTGGTCTAACTTCTAGACCACCTACTGGGTCATCATCAAACATTAAATCAACTGAATCGTTGTGTATACCTACAACTTCACCCCATTCAGTTTCATAATAGACATTACCTATGTCATCAATATAATCTTTCTTTAACTCAACGAAATCATTAAGTTGAATTTGTGACTTTTTTACAGGCAATCCTTCGCTCGCAGCGGGGAGTGCGAGCTTGTCTTGCTCCTCGTCCATATTATATAGATTACCATAATAATTAAAGTGAGACTGATGCCAGTCACTTTGCCATTTAGGTTTAGTAGTAGTGATATCAATCTTAGGTCTAGGTTTGTAACTACTGTTAGAATACCATACACCTTTGTGCCACTCACCCTTCTGTTCATTCATGATGTGATGATTGTTATGTCTATCAAGAAAGACAAGCTTACTGTAACCAATGGTTGATTCAATCAATTTGGTAACAGGATTGTGAAACAATGCAAGGTTACCCCATTTATCAACAAGTGGTTGTAATACTTTCTGATTAAATCTTATGGTATCAGACTTGATATCATCACCGTAGTTAGAGATAATACCATTGTGAACGAAGCCAATAGAATTATTAATGTTAAAAGGATGGCAATTGCTTTTGTTAATTTTACCATGTGTTTTGATACGGAAATGAATAATATTTTTAAGATGTTCATGTTTTTTATACGCCTTGTAAAATTTTTCAAAGTCAAAGTAACCTTTCTTAACAATTAATTTTTTGTCTTGTGCAAACATAAAGCCTGCACCGTTAGGATTATTTTCATAACACAGTTGAAGTGTTTTCTTAGGTATAATCTTACCTTCTGGTTTCATAATTGCTATGCACATAGTTGATTTCCTTTCATAAATTTAACTAACTCTTTGAAAGAGTTACCTTGTTTGACTACCCAGTTAATAAAGTTAGATTTATTGATGGCTTCTTTGAAACCAACTGGACGATTCATTGCATAATCACATAGAGCTTTGACAAATTGCATACGTACTGCAAAGTCATTGTAATTATTTGGTGTTGCGAACATACGAAACTCTATTGTATCTGTATTACCAAGATTAATATAGTTATATCGTTCAGCATATGCACCCCTACTACCTTTTATCATTTGGTATGGTAGTTTCATATCGTAATATGAATTAGTTCTTGCAAACTGATTAGGGTTACGACCTGCAATCTTAACTAAGAAAGACTCATTATCTTTCTTGTTAAGGAACTCAGTGATAATACCAATACCAAGATGTGATAGTGAATCACGAGACACATGCACATGCATGCCACATGAGGCATGAGGATGTATGTGTTCAGGTAGATTGTCTAAGAATGATTTATACTTAGGCATGTGAACCTCGTATGTTGCTGGCTTAGATACAATCTCAAAACCCTGGTCACGAATTGAACCATCGTGTTTCATACGAGCATGTTTACCTAACATATCACCAACATATACATAGCCACGCTTGAGATTATCAACTTGATACTCAAGCTCAATGCCCATGTATTGTTGAGCTGTTGGTTTAGGTAACTTGCAATGATGTTGTTTACTTAAGTGCTCTTGTACTTTGTAACTATAAGAATGAACTTTATAGTCAACAGGTAAACATTCTAAACACTTACCTTTAGATGTATGCACATGTAATACTTTGTTACCACATGATATACATGTTGTAAGTTTAGCATCATTCTTTTTAAGAACTTCACCTTCAACATATACTTCATCAGGTAAATGCCATATATCTTCATAGTGATAAGAGTTTGAAGCTTTAATATAACCAAAGTCCTCAGGAAATATATTGTTAAGTGTTTGGCGTTTAATACCAGAAATATTTCGTTTTCTAAACGCAGCTTTTGGTGCAACATCATGACTTAAATAACATTCTCTATACAAAGTAACAGGAACATTATACATTTCATATAAGTATGCTTGAGCTGCCATGAATTTATCATCAACTTTCTTTGGCATATTATCATATGCTTCATCAAGCAAAGCATATAATATGGCTTGAGTTATATCTGATTTAAATGCAAAGCCTTTAAGACGACGAGTAAGACAACTACCTACACCACGTTTGAATTTACCATTTTTGTATTTAATTTCTAATGGATTCATTTGATAGTATAAGGCGTCTGCTATCCACTCACCACCATTACGACCACCATCATAACTATTAAAAGATAAATTAGTTAATTGTGGTGCATAGGTAGTAATTAATTCACTACGAATGTTACGAATATACCATTTAGAACCATGATAAGTATGATAACAATCAAACTTAGCTAGGTATTGTTGTGGTTTACCAACTTGTTCGTTATCTGCATCACAAGTTTTGGATAGTAATTTAACATTTTGTTGTTTACCACCAGTTTCTGTAATTACATAATTGTATCGTAAATACAAATCTTTTGTAATTTGCAAGTCAGTATTTTTATGTGTTTCCATAGGATATGCTTGCATAAATTTATATAGCGTTATTGGATTCATAGTGATTTCATATCCTTTAATGCGTTAATCAAATCTCTTGGTGGTTTTTTCCAAGCACGAACTACAACAAGAGAACCTTTGTGTTTTTTAATACGACAACAATTTTCCCAACCATTTTGCCAAAACACATCAAACAAATTGTTGGTTATAGCGATTACTTTCATGTGAATACTCCGTAATTTGCTAGGTTTAATTAGAGTTTTGCTTTTAGTCTTTTGATACGAGACTCTAAAATAACTCGTGTCAAAACTTTAGGGTTTGGATACTTTTTATACTTTTTGTGAAAGTAATAACAGTATAGCATGTTTAAATATTCTTGTAAAAGAAAAGACATAAAACCTCCGTAAGTTGCTAGGTTTACTAACCCAGGTGCTCGCAGAAATGACCGACCATGCATAATATTGGTGCAGATACAAAGGCAAGCAACCCAACATGTTTTTGGTTCTTTTTGCATGTTTGTAAAAAGAACAACACACAATAAAAAAAGCAGGATATATTTCTATACCCTGCTGATTTATGAAACAATTTGTTACTCCGATGTAACTGTTCCTGCTACTGTTTCTGAGTAGTTACGAACATTTTTAGCTGACCATCTGTCACGCTGAGCTTGACGATACTCTCTTTGGTCATCGCAATGAATCTGTGCGACTGGCTTGAGGTCGTCAGCAACCATTTTCTTGATTGCATTGACTAGATTAATACCATCTGTATTTGGAGCAACATTACCATCAACATCTTTAGCATTGAGAAATTGATTAGCAATGTTAGAGAGAATAGTATTAAGCTTAGCAATCTGAACTAGGTTGCTAGGTGCATATGTCTTACCAGTGTTGCTGTTGAAATAACCACCAGCTTCACGAACTTCATTTAGAACTGTTAATAAATTACCATTTTGTTGTTTTGTTTCCATTTTAATTTCCTTATATTAAGTTAATATTATCAAGAGAGGATTTTGCCCCCCACTGAAAGAAGGGGCAAAAACCAGACAACGCACTAATAAATTTCTGGTTGATTAACATATCGTCTATCAGTGCCATCACTGTCAAGGTTATTAACAGAGAAGAATGTTATGATGTTACCATATTCATCGGTGTATTGATTAGCATCAAGTACATCGGTGTATATGTAAGGGTCAGCAGGTGAATTCTTAAGTTGTTCGAGAGCAAGATTTTCTTGATATTCGATGACTGTTGGATAAGGCACCTGTGAATTTGGAACATAACGAACGAAACGATAACCCATATCGAAATGGTAATCGTCTAGCTCGTCAGTGATAATATGTTCGCCAGTTACATTGTGCCGTAACTCGACGAACTCGTGTGTATTATGATGAGAGATACTCATGGTTATAACTCCTTATATATCTAATTTAGAAAGAACATTCATTAACTGACTATCATTTAAATGATTCATTGTTTCTTCAGTGCTGTGGTAGTAATGAAGATGAGCAATGTTTTTTAATTCATCTAAACTTAAACGGGTAATGTGCCAGTCAGCATAATATGGCAAGTCACTTACTTCTTCAGGGTCATAAAACTGCCATTCATTATTAGGTAAAACTATAATAGGTATTAATAAATTTTTCATGGTTAAATCCTTATAAAAATTAATTGAATTGAGCGAAGCACACACTCATTTATGGTTCTAGGGCAACGCTCTGTTAGAACCATTAGTAGGCGCAACGAGCTTTAGCTCGTATGCGATACTTATGGTTATCACGGATTGTTGACCTAGTCTATCCTAAGAGTGTGTCAGCCGTCCGGCTGCGGAGGACTCGCTGAGACGAGGTACGAGACCGAAGCGAAACACAACCTTAACAGAACTAGTAATGGTTCTAGTTTTGAAAGGTTCAATATAATAACAATGGTTAATGATATCAATAAGTTAATTAGTGCAGAGATGTATTAAATTGTACTGCACTGTCCAACTATCTGTGCAAATAGTTTACCCCTACCCCAGTAAATTGTGGTACCACGGAGAGGGGGACTGTGGTTATGCTTAGTTAAATGAACTGCAACAAAAAAATATCTCATAGAAATGTTGCAAATAGGGCTTATAAGTAAAATCAATCAGTACTTTTGGTAATTACATATTGACAAATAATTAAAAATATGGTATAATATTAGTGTAGTTAAGAGATTAACTACTAACAGTGTGGTTCTCTGTTAAGTGTTAACTACTAGACTATGTTAACTACAGTTAAGTAACCACAATAAGAACTAACTAATTATTGTCTAAAGGAGATAATTATGACTTTAACTATGAAAACTAGTTATCCAAGCCTTTTGGGTTTTGATAGACTATTTGACCATATGGACCATGTGTTCCATAATTTTGATGCTTCTTATCCGTTTCACAACGTTATTAAAGAATCAAACGACACTGACTACACTCTTGAACTAGCGACAGCTGGTTTCCTCAAGAGTGAGCTAGACATCTCTATCAAAGAGGGAGTGTTAACCATCAAAGGGGAGAAGAAAGATAAACCAGACGTAAAATACTTACACAAGGGTATAGGCACTCGTAAATTTACAAAAGCATTTGGTTTAGCTGATACAATGGAAGTTTTGGATACTGAGTATATTGATGGCATACTCTCTATCAAATTACATAACAATCTTCCTAAAGAAAAACAAGCTAAAAAGATTTCTATTAAATAGCTTGACAAATCTTTAAAAGTATGGTATAATAATAGGGTAAGGTAGAAATTTATCTACCTTATTCCTATTCCTATGACAAAATTTACAAATTTAAAAGACTCGCAAGGGAAACTGCGTACCAATTCGCTATTCGTAGAACTAGTAGACTCTGACCTAGAGCCTGTGTTTACACTGAAGGACAGAGATTATAATAAAAACGGAAAAACTTATCCCTCTCTCAAGAAACTGTATATGGCTTACGACCACATACCGGGATTTGAATACGAATTTGCATTGGATACTTTTGGCTCGTGGGACCACTGGCAACGACTCGTTTCTGCCTCAATACAAATACAAGAGGCGATTAAGTCGTGGAGAGATGAGCTAGATATAAGAATTAAGGCTAAGAACCTTAAAGCAGTTATACGCCACGCAGAAGATGACGACCCTAAAGGTTTACAAGCTGCAAAGTACCTAATTGAAAAAGGATATGCTCCTAAACGAGGTAGACCTTCTAAAGAAGAAGTACAACGAGAACTCCAAGCAAACGAAAAAGTTAAACAACAATTTAAAGACGACCTAGAAAGAATAGGTCTAAGGGCGGTAAACTAGGAGACACATATGGGATTTGGACAGGCAATAAAAAACAAAACTATAGTTACTACTAAAGAAGCAAAGCAAACACCTAATAATACATCTGCAGGTGGTCCTGCTCCTATGGTAACTAAACCTTATCAACCTAAAGCTACAGGAGTATTTTTAACACAAGTGTCAAGACAACCACGTTCTATTACTAATGTTAAAACAGAACCGCGTAATATTATGGAATGGAAAAATATAACATAAATGCCTCAACCGCCTAAAAAAAGTGCGTCTAAAGTTAAAGTTAATAGGGTAATTGGAACTAAAGACGCTATGCGTATTGCCTTTAATGCTCTAAAAGCTACAGGTAAACTACCAGGCGCAGCAGGCATACCAGGTAAAGTAGCTAATATTGCAGACACTGCTAGTAAACTATATAGAGTTGCTACTGCAAAACCACAGCCTAAACTTAGTAAAACTAAAGTATACAAAGGTAATCAGATTCCTAAAGAATTAGTAGATAAAGCATTAGAAGGTGTTAAGTCTTATAAAGTACCTTCACCACGAGTACCTAAAAAAGTTCTTTACCAAGTAGACAAACAAGTTAGAAAAACACAACATAACTTAAGTCAAAGTAGTAAACCAGTTAAAATGGATGAAACTACTAATCCTATGAAAAGTCGACATACATTTAGACAACGACAAGATGAACTTTGGGTAGAAAAAATACAAGAGAAACTACACTCTTATCGTCAAAAACCATATAAAATTCAGAAAAAGAATAAATAATGACTACTAAAAAGAAAAATAATAATTTAACTAGATTAGATGGTACACGTAAAGGTGTAGGTCATTTAGGACCAATACGTAATCCTTATAGACCTGGTGATATTGTTACTGAATACTCAGTAGGAGTTCCTAAAAGAATGGACCCTAAACGACCTAAAAGTGCTTTGTTTAGACCAGCTATTCATAAAGGTATACATCCTACAGAATTAAACTATACTCTTGCTACAGGTAATATATCTTCTGGGTTAGCTAAGACTAGTTTAAGAGCAGCAGAAAAAAGAAGAGCTCAAGGTAAATCACCTTTTAAAAATAAAATATATAAACCATAATGCCTTATCAAACAAACGGTAAACGAGACTACAAGAAAGAACTTAACTGGGAAAAGAAAAAGAAACCAGGACGAGTTAAAGATAGAGCATCAAGAAATACTGCTAGACGTAAAGCGGGTCTAAAAGTAGGAGATTCTAGACAAGTAGACCATAAAGATGGTAATCCTCGTAACAATAGTAAAAATAATTTACGTAAAATAGCAGCAAAGACAAATCTTAAAAAAGAAGCAATGAGGAAAAAACGTGGCTAAAATAACAATTGACAATATTGCATCAGGATACGCATCTACCACTGCGTTAAATACTAACTTTGACGCAATTGAAACAGAATTAAATAGTAAAGTTTTATATCGAAACAATCCAGCTGGTGAACCTAACAGCATGGAAAATGACCTCGATATGAATAGTAACGACATTAATAATGTTCGTAACATCTCAGCATCA